GTTTAAATCAAGATGAAATTATGCGACAATTTAAAGTTTCTGATGTTGGTAAAATGGAAGAAATTAGAGATAGGATAATCAAAAAGAAAGCTGAATTAATGATTAAATACGCTGGTTCAAAAGGCGAGCTTAAAGGTAGAAAAGCATTAGTTGCTGGAAAAGAATATTTTAAATTTGTTATAAAAGGGTATATGGGTGTGGCTACTCATGTTTCAAGCACAAGAGAAATTATTTTAAGATATGCAGTTTATAAATCAAAAATTAAAGAATTTAATAAAACATATAATGAAACTGGTATTGCTTCAACTGAAAATTGGGGCGCTTCAAAAAAACAAATTATTCAAAATATTTTAGATGATAGTAACGCTCAAACAGATATTGTAGAAAAAGAATATAGACGAAAAGTTGCTGCTATGGAATATGCTAATGAATCATTGATTTCTTATCGTGATGCTAGTCATTTTGTTGATGGATTAAGTAAATGGGCTATACCGTTTGCTAGATATTCAGAAGGTAATATTAGAAGATTTTCAAGATTAATGGAAAACTTTGTTTATGATATGCACGATAGTTATAATTTAATGATGAAAGGCTCTAAATGGGACGCAGCTAAAAAAGCTAGTAAAACAACTAGTATCGCAGCCTTGAGAGGTGGAGTTATTGCTGGCGTTCCCATGATAATGTTTAACGCTGCTATGTTGGCGTTACAAGGAATGGATTTTGATGATATCCCAGATTATCATAAGGAAAACGGATTCACAATGATACCACCAATATTAAATATATTTGGATATGACCAAGCATTAATGATTTCAAATTCTGATAATTTTGCCGAAATGTTAAGTATTGTTGGCTTAGATGAAATAAACTATAAATTACAAGACGCATTTGTTAATTATGCTATGGCACTAACTGATGAAGAATTAGAAACCGATTTATTAAATGATATGTTAGAAGCATTTACTACATCTGAAATTGAGCCAGGTATTTCTTTATTTAATAAAGCATTAGGAATGAGTAATCCATTTGTAAAAGCGATACCAGAGTTAGCTATGGGTATTGATTATTACCCAGAAGGTCCAGTTAGTGTTGGATATAAATATTCTAAAATGGAAAATGTTGTAAGAAAAGCCGTATCTGTATTTGGATTAGGAAAATCATATACATTTGCAGAACAATATAGTGATGGTTTTTGGAAAATGGTATTTGGTGACCAAGATTATATAGGAACACCAAGAGGCATGGATTTATTTGAATCTGTTGGTGTAAAATCAATTGGAACTAAACAAGATTCTTGGCAACAACAACGCTCACTTGCTTATTCTTATTCAGAAGACATATTAGGAAAAGAACCATTTAGTAGAGATATGTATGGTGATGAGAGAGATTATTTAAGAGATGAAATATATCAACAATTAAAATTTGGTAAATATGAAAACACTAAAAATGCTATTGATAGTTATATTACTTATTTAGCTGAACAAGATTTAACTGATGAAGAAATGAATAAAGAAATGGAATCATTAAGAAAATCATTAAAGAGTAAATTTGATGTTATACCTTCTACTGCGATTTCTAAAAAGGAAATGCCAGAATATATTGCATCATTATCACAACAACAAATTAACGATTTATTATTAGCATACGAATTTCAAAGAGAGATTGTAGGACCGTATTACGGTTGGATTTTTGGAGATTAGAAAGGAAGATGAATTATGAGAAAGTTATTAGTTTTACTTTTATTACTATTTACTATTCCATTTATTACAGCTTGCGAAGAACAACCTCACGAAGAATGTGTTGAAACTTGGGATTATAAAATGGTTGAAAGACAGATACTATTTGTTAGTTATACTGCTTATGTTTTAGAAACTGAATATGGTGATATAACAGTATCAAAAGGTATTTACGAAAGTGCTATGGCAGAAGAATATTCAAAAGTTTGTATGATGGTCAATCCTCAAGCAGAGAATGAGTTTCTTGGTGGTACTTTAATAGATGGCACACCAATAGACCAAGATTTAGTTGATGAAGTCGCAGACCAAGTTATCCCTGACGAATTTAAAGATGATGAGGAAGAATAGTTGATTAATAATTACAAAAGAAGAAAGGAATGGTTAAATGGACACAGAATTTAGGATAGATTACAAGCCTCAACCACGACAGAAGTTATTTCACGCTTTTGGTAGTGGTAAGTTTCAACCTTATATGCAATTCTTTTATAATGGATTCCCATTAGAAGAAAAAGCAGAGATGGAAAAACCATTTGAAGAAAGATTGGAACGACTGAAAAGAGGTGATTTGCTTTCCGTTGAAAGATACATCTTAGAATTAGACAATCTAGTAAATGAGATTGGATTTGGAGGTAGTCGTGGAGGTGGAAAGAGTTATGCTGATGCAGGTGAAGCAGGTATGGACGCTAATATTTTTCCTGGTATTAAAATTGGAATTTTTAGAAAAACATACGCTGCATTAAATGAATCAATCACAGATAAATTATTAGCTATGCTACCTAAAGAACTTATGGGTAAATCTAATGGGTGGCGTTATATTAGAAAAGATAATAAAATCATTTTTGACCATAATAATTCAACTATTAAACTGTGTTTTTGTGAGAATTACAATGACGCATTGAAATATCGTGGGTATGAATTTGATATTATAATTGTAGATGAAGAAGCAGATTTAGATAACAAAACTGTCAACTTCTTAAAATCAACATTAAGAACTGCAAAGTTTGTTACTTATGAAGATGGTTCACCAGTTTATTATCCTGCTGGACATAAAAAAGAATTTGATATAGATGGGGACAGAAAAGTAGTAAACTACCCAACCATATATTTGTATTCTTGTAATCCAGAAGGTCAATCGCTTGATTTCGTAGCATAGAAATGGTATAATTATATTGAGGTGATACAATGAAAGGCTCAATATATATTATAAGAAACACAGTAAATGAAAAAGTGTATATAGGACAAACAAAATATCCAATAAAAAAAAGATTTAAAGAACATTTAAAAGCGTCAAAAGATAAAACTAAAAATGCAAAATTTCAATTAGTTTTAAGAGAATATGGTGTAGACAAGTTTTATGTGGAGTTATTAGAAGAAAACATAGAACTAAATGAAACTGATAAAAAAGAAAAACACTATATTAAAAAATATGATAGTTATATTAATGGTTACAATTCAACAATAGGTGGAGAAAACAAACTAGCACACAATGATGATTTAAACGAAATTATTGGATTGTATAAGCAAGGAAGCACATTAACACAAATAGCTAAAAAATATCATATTTGTGCAAAATCTATATCAGCCACCTTAAAAGATAAAAATATCCCCATACGAGATTGGAATAAAGAGCAATCTAATGATTTAATTAACAAAGAAAATCTATATAAACTTCATTACATTCAAAACAAATCTTTACAGGATATAGCAAAATTTCTTGGCTTATCAAGACCGGCTATTGCAAATTGGTTCAATAAATACAATTTAAAAGTAAGAAGTTGTAGTACAATAGCCAGAAATAAAGTAAACAAAGAAGATTTAAAAAGAATGTATATTGATGAAAAGGTGCTTTTAATGGATATATCAAAACATTATGAAGTTACTGTTCAATTTATTTTGGATAAATTAGATGAATTTAATTTACATATGAATAGGTCAGAGCGTAGAAACTTTCTTAATCAAGATAAGCAAAAAAAAGAAAAAACGTTAATAATGAAGTTATATAATGAAGGATATTCCAAAAAAGAAATTGCTAAAGAAATGAATGTACATGTTGAAACTATATACAGAAAATTTAAAAAATACGAAATCAATAAGGCCTACTTATAGAGAAATTTATAAGAAAAAATCCCTGAATTAAGCAAGGAGGCTTAACTGCTAACTTGAACCGAAGGCTATATTTAAAAGTATAGTCAGGGGCAACGCATAGATATTGAAACTATACAATTTGCAAAGTGATATTGTAGTATAGAATATAATATATCCAAGAGGCAGGGATACCTAAACATATCGCATAAGATGTAGGTAAAAACATATGCTAAGCTGAAATGGAAATGACCATTTGATGAAAATGAGGGAAACCTCCAGAGTATGAGATAAAAAGCTCATAGTTAATAACCAATGCCTGGATTTATTAGAGTTAGAGATGAATTTGTTAGACCGACAAAATATGGTAAATTAATTGTTGAAGAAACATATACTTTAAAGAGTGGCAAAGAAGTTATAAGAAGAAAAGCGTTTGTTCAATCTAAAATGTCAGATAACAAATATCTGAATGATGATTATGAATTACAGTTTTCAGGTATGAGTGATGTTGATATTGCTAAAAATGTTGATGGAGATTGGGAAGTTTCAGATTCTAATTTCTTTATTAACTTTGATGAAAATATACATTGTATTGATGATATAAAAGACATATTAAATAATGAACAAATAAGCGATATTCAAGAAGGATATGAATTTCCTAGTTATTGGAGATGCTATGGCGCATTAGATTGGGGCTTTTATCCAGATTATGCTGCGTTATCTGTTTATTTTTTAGGTGATAGTAATGTTGTTAAACGCTATGAATTTAGATGGTGGAAGAAATCTATTACTGCGGCTGCTGAATATATTTTAGAGTTGCAAGAAAAATATAATTTTAAAATGAAAGTTATGGCTATACCACATGATATGGCACGAAAAGGTGAAACATATACAAATTCAAAAGGTGAAGTTTTAGGGCAAACAAAAGAAAAAGTATTACATTTTTATGGTATCAAAACTGCCGTTACAAGATTGACTAGACCAGAGGGTTGGGATAAAGTCCATGATTTAATGTATTTTAAAGATGAAAATGGCGACCCAGTTTGGAGAATGTATAGCAGTTGTAAAATGAGCAAATCTCAATTTCAAACATTATCAAGAGATGAGAATAAGTTTAATGATATTAGAGAAGGACAAGAGGACCACTTTGCTGATTCTGACAGATATTTCGCAATTATGTATGTTGCACATATCAATCCAAGAAAGAAATTAAAAGAAATAAAAACACATAGACAACAAGTTATTGACTATGAAGTAGGAAAACGCACAACAAGAAAAACATTTAGTTTCAAATTAAGATAAATTAAAATCAAACAAAGATAAACTATTTTAAACATTGACAATTTATTTTAGAAATGCTATTTTGAAAATAAGGAGAGTGATTATTAGATGAAACCGATTACAGTTTTACAAAAACATGGATTAAATATGAAAAGTTCAGTTCATGGTGTATATGATATGGGAGCTAATTATGCAATTGCTTTAAATAAAGATGCACTAATAAGAAAAAGAGGATTCCATTTAAACGAGGAAGACTTATTAAACATATTTCATAATTTGCCAATTGAATTAAAACAAGAAATTAAAAAAGTAATGAGATTCGTTCAAAACCAAGAAGAAATTGAATGGTATAACGCTATCAAAGTTGAACCTAAAATAGAAGAAGTTAAAGTCGAAGAAGTTGAAACAGAAAAACCTAAAAAGAAAAAGGTTGTTGAGCCTAGAGAAAAATTTGATGCTGAAAAAGAAAATGAAATATTAGAGAGTTTTGTTGAAGGAACAGAAACTACTGACACTTCAATTTTAGATGAAAATTATTCTGATTGTTCTCAAGAACAACTTGTTGATTATAGAAAGAGATTAAAGGATTTTGCTAAAGAATTAGGAATTAAAATCCCACCTGCAACAAAAAATATTGAAAAAATTAAAGCAAGAATTTTCGCTGAATTAGAAGAATAATAAATGGATATAACTTTATATATTATAATTGCTTTATTGATTGCGATTGTTATTGGAATGAGTGTTGGGATTGTTTTTATGATTAATTTACATGAAAAAAGAATAGGGAAATATATTAGTCGCAATATGATGAATGATACTAATCATAGAGCTAAAAATAATTTTTTAATTTTGTTATTGTTAGAAACCAAAGGTATAACTACTGGTGTTAAAAGTCGTGCTGGATTATATCGTGATTTTCAAGAAGAGGTGTCTAATAATTTTCATGCTATTAAGTATGATAAAGACTTTTTGAAAAAGTTTATTGATGGGAAAAACATAACTGTTGCTGAAATAGAAAAAATAGTTAAGGATTTAGAAAAAGAAAAAAAAGGTAAAAGAGTAGTTAAGAAAACAAAGTAGGTGATTTAGATGAGCATAGATATAACTGGTAATGTTGTTACTCAAGTTCTTGAAAGATTTAATAAATCTGCTATGGATAAGAGATTATTAGTTGAAAATATATTATTAAATCAGAAATATATTAGAGGTAAACAAAATGGTTACTTTGAAATAAAAAGCGCCTATGCTCAAGAATTTCTTGAAGATAGTGAAGATGATTTAAAAGAGACCTTTAATAAAATGTTGCCGATTTTTACTAAAAGACTTCAAATTTTAACTAGAAATCAACCAAATGTTAGAGTGAAACCTATTTCTAATCAATTAGAGATAGATAAGAAAACCAAACTTACTAATGCTTATATTGATAAAGTTAAACGAGATAATACTTTTAATGAAAAATATTTCTCATTAATTAAAAAACTTGAAACATATTCTATGGGTTTTTATAAAATAATTTTTGATAACAAAATGGGAACATTAGAGAAAATACAATTAAAGAAACAATTATCTAACAAAAAATCAATCAAAAAAATGAGTGATGAAGATATTTCTTTAGTTGTTAAAATGATAAAATCAGGTGCTATTAATCTTTATGTCGGTGATACTAGAGAATTTTATGTTGCTGATTTACATTCTTCAAAATTATCCGATAATGAATATATTATGCACGCTAAAGCATATCATGTTGATGATATTGAAAGTGCATTTGGAGTTGAAGTTAGTGCTGAAAATATTAGTTCAATAACTCAACAAGACCAAAATAGAGGTTATTCTGCTGAAAGATATAATTCTGATTCATTAACACCTGTCAGTTTAGATGACCATGCTATGGTTATTGAATATTATGAAAGACCAAGTCATAATGTGCCAAACGGTAGAAAAATAATAATCGCAGGAAATAAATTAATTGATACTGCTGATTTACCTTATAGATGCGGACCTAACGGTGAATTTGATTATAATTTTGTTTGTATCCCGCAAATACCGCAAGAAGGATTCTTCTATGGTGAAAACATTTATACACAATTAAGACCTGTTCAGAGACGATATAATGTAAACCGTAATTTAGTTATTCAAGGAATCAAAAAAGCAATTATGGGTGGATTATTAGTGCCTGATGATGCTTTAGAAGATAACGAGATATTTACTAATGAATTAGGATTAATAATTAATTATGCGTCTTTAAGTGGTGAACCTAAAGAATTAAAAATGGGTGGCGTAATTACAGATGTTTGGCATGAAATTGCACAATCTGAAAAAGAATTTATAGATATAAGTGGAGTTACACCTGTATCTACTCAAACATCAGCTAATATCCGCTCAAGTAAGCAAATGGATAAAATGTCACAAAATGACGAAGCTTCTGTTGGTGTTACTGCAAGTAGTATTAATAGAGGACATATTGAATTATTTGAAAAGGTATTACGAATTACAAGAGAGCGAACTAAAGTATTACCTATTGAAATATTTGAAAATGGTATGGATAAACTAATTTTAACTGCTGATAATATTTTAGATTCTATTTATGTTGCAAATGCAGGAATTATTGGATTAACTGAACAACAACAAAAAAATCAAATATTTGAAGTTGCTACACTTGGGGTTTTAAACACAGAAGGCCAAAATGTATTTGGGGCTGAGCATGTTAAAATAATTTTAGAAGAAAGTGGATTAGGGCATATTATCCCACAGTTAGATTCAGATGCTAAGCATCAAGAGGAATATGTTAATAGAGAAAATAACGAATTAGCATTTTCAACTGAACAAAAAAATATTAATGATTTTGATGATGATACTATTCATATAAAATATCACGAAAGAATGTTAATGAGCAGTGAGTTTAACAGTAAGATTCTAACTGGTAAGAACGGTGAGAAAATTAAAAATATGATTGATGACCATGTTAATCAACATAGAAAAAGATTAGCAAAAGCACAAGAACTTAACCAATTATTTGCTTCTATGAAGAAGTAGTTAATGGATATATTTGCGTATAAGAGAGATTTAGTGAAATCTTTGACAGCGTGAAATTATGAGACTATGGCGTTCCTGATACGAGCCAAACCAAACCTTTCATAAAAGTAATTAAACTAAAAAAGAAACTAAGGAGAGATTATATGAATGATTATTTTAACCGAATTACACAAATGATTTTCCATTCAACAGACGATAAGCCTGAGGGAAGCATTATGAAATTTGGTGGTGTTGAAGTTGATTTATCTGCTGAACCAGAAGTATTGGCAGCTAAAATGGCAGAAGCACAAAAAGCTTATGTAGCGAGTTCTGACGCAGGTATCAAATCTGCACAAGCACTCAAAACTGCAAACGCTGATTTTGAAAAGTTTAAGAAAGAGAATTTAGTTCCACCATCTGTTGGCAATAAAGAAATGGAAGCTCTTATGACAAAGATGTTTGATGACAAAATGGCAGGAATCACGGCTGTTGAGGCTGAAGGTAGAAAGTTAAATCTTAACCGTGTGATTGAAGAAGAAGATAAAGCATTAAGAAAAGAATTTAGTATGCTTAGTGATGATGAATTTAAAACTGCTATGAAAGAATCAAACGAACTTTGGAATAAACAAGAATCTACAACTAGAACTGGTGGAGTGTATCAAACTATCGCTAAACTTTCACTTGGAAAAGAATTACAAAAAAACGTTATTAAAGTGAAAGATGAAGTAGCGTATGCAACAATGATGAATAACCCAGAACAAGCTAAAAAATTCATAGAAGATTACGCTAAAAAAGCAGGGATTGATATTAATATGAACGCTGCGGCTGGAATCGTTAATCAAGAAAACTTTACAACGGAGTATAACAAGAAAACCGCTGCGTTTAAAGCCGAAAAAGATTCTAATAAGCGAACACGATTAGCTATGGAAATTGCTGATATGAGAAAAGCTGGTGGAAGTATGGGTTATAAATACGAGTAGTAATTGATTTAAAAGATTCACACAAATAAAATAAAACGAGAGGAATTGATTATAATGGCAGTATCAGGAACAATAGATGAATTAGAAGGATTGTTAAAAGTAACGTATGTTGATGGAGTAAATGAACAAATGGCTACCGATAATATGTTCTTAGTAAAATTAGAAGGTTATGGAATGAAAGTTCCAGTTGAAGGTAGTACACCGAAATTTAACACACAATGGGAAAGAAGTGGTGGTATTGGTTTCCGTAATACAGCTTCTGCTATTCCAGATTTACCAGATGCAAGAACTGGTAGACATAAACAAATTACAGTCGATATTAAAGAGCTTTACGGTCGTGAAGAATTTAATATTGTGCAAGTTGAAACAGCAAAAGGCGGAGGAACTTTCGTCAAAACTATCGTAGATAAAACAGACCAATTAGTAAGGGATTTTAGAGATGCTTATGGTTTAAGTTTATATACAAATAAATATGGTGCAATTACAAAGGCATCTGCTGTAACGGTTTCGCAATATGTTTTAGCCGTTGACGATTTAGTAAGACTACAAGAAGGTAATGTAGTTGATTTGATTGACACAACTGATGGAGCAGTAATGGTTAGAAAAATGGTTGTATCGAGTTATGATACAGCAACTAAAAGAATTACATTTGATTTAACTAACGCAACAAAAGGAACTGGCTCAGTTGCCTGTACAACTTTAGTTGGTTCGGTATTAGGAATTGGAGCAAATTTAGCCGTTGCTGCTGGCGATATGTTAGTATTTGAAAAATCTTATAACTTATCTTATAGTGGACTAGATGCACAGATTTTAGAAGCAGGAACTATCCATGATATTGATAGAGACACTTATACTTATTACAAATCTTCATTAAAAGCATTAGGAACAAATTTAATTACTAATAACTATTTAAGATTACTTAAAAATGATATTAAGGTTAAATCGAAAAATGAGAAAGGTTACAAATTAGATTGTGGTTTAGGAAATTATGATGAGATTTCAGGATTTGAAAGCACATTAGATGACCTAGTAAGATACCCAATCACAACTGCTGATAAAGCACCTAACTTAACTGGTGGTTACACAAATCTAAGACATGATGATATTGATATTATCGGTTGTAGATATGCGACAGCAGCAACATTATTCTTATTATCAACTAAAAGTTATATGCTATATCAAATAGCAGACACTAAGTTTATGGATATGGGTAAGGGAATGTTCAACCGTAAATGGCAACAAGGGCAATTTGAATACGCTCTTTATAATTTCCAAGAATTAGTTTGCTACAATCCAAGAGCAAATGGCGCATTAACTGGCGTTAAAGGATTAAGCGCAGTATAATAGATGAATAATATTGGGCGCAGGTTTTTACTTGCGCCTTTATTTATTATGAAAAAAGGTGAATACATGGAACATTTATTCAGAGTTAAATCAAGTTTCTTTAACGAACACAATCCAAATTTTAAAATTATAACCAATGATTTTTTCGGTATTAGTAAACGAATCAAAAAAATTGATAAGTCATTAGTTTTAGTTTATAACGGATTTGAAGAAAAATACGAAATACATGATTTCAGAAATTTAGACAGCACATATATTTTGTCTTGTGAAGATGTTGATAAAGAATTATTAG